AGGAAACTAAGTTAATAAAAGCGAAAGCTAGATTGGCATCTATTCCTCCCGGATTTATTGGTGGTCCAGAAAAGACAATAACATACATAGATGCAACTGGTGGTCCGTCTACTCCGTTTGGAGGGGTTGGAGATATTGGCGGTGGTGGAGGAACTGTCACAGCTCCGCTTACAGCGGGTGGGTTTTATGTCCCGATTACACCGCATATTCCTATAACTGCTCCATCTCCAGTATATGTTGACCCATTCCCCGGAATGACTGATCCAACTTGGGCAGCCTAATGACAGATAAACAAGACCAATTCATAGAGAACTATGTACTTACCGGGAATGCCACGAAGTCTGCTATTGCTAGTGGATACTCTCAGAAGACTGCAAAGGTTAAGGGTTCGCAACTAAAGGCTCAACTCCGACATGAGATACTTGAAGCAACTCAAAAAGTATTGGCAGACAAGATCCCGGAAGGACTTAACTGGCTCACAGAGCTTGCAAGAGAAGCAGAGAGCGAGTCTGTTCGACTCGGGGCTATCAAGGATCTACTTGATAGGGCTGGTCTTAAACCAGTCGAAAGAATTGAAACCACAACTGTTGAACAGATGTCAGACGAGGAAATCAAAAAAGAAATAGATGCTCTCACAAGACATTAACCGAAAGTTAGAACTTCTCCGAGAACAAAGAAAAAGAGAACGCTTTAACCGAATTGATTCATACGATCCGTACCCGTACCAGCAGAAGTTCCATGACACCAGCAAGGAAAGTAATCAACGCTTGCTCATGGCTGCTAACCGTATAGGTAAATCTTACTGTGGTGCGGCAGAGATGTCCTATCACCTAAGAGGGATGTACCCTGAGTGGTGGAAGGGGCGTAGGTACGACCAACCTATCACAGCGTGGGCTGGTGGTGTATCGAATGAAACGACAAGAGATATAGTACAAGCAGAGTTATTGGGTTCCCCTGACGATCCTGACGCTTTTGGTTCCGGTGCAATTCCCAAGAATTATATAATAAAGACGGAAAGAAAGCCGGGTGTGCCAAATGCTAAAAGTGTCGCGCTAATACGACATGTCAGCGGAGGGAACTCTTCTTTACATTTCAAAGCTTATGAGATGGGACAAGAGAAGTGGCAGGGACGTTCTGTAGACGTTGTGTGGCTAGATGAAGAACCTAGCCGAGAGATATACTCACAAGCCGTCACCAGAACGCTAGACAGGCGCGGTATGGTCTATATGACCTTTACCCCTGAGGCAGGTATGACTGAGACTGTAGCGGCCTTTGTGAACCGTATACAGAGCGGACAGAGCCTAGTCAATGCCACATGGGATGATGCCTCTGAAAAGATAAAGTCCTTAAAGGGTGAGCAGGGTCATCTATCTGAGGTTGTTATGCAGCAGATCCTGTCTGCATACTCCCCGCATGAGAGGGAGATGCGTCGATATGGTAGACCATCCATAGGTTCAGGGCTTATATTCCCTGTTAACGAAGAGAAATTAATTATTGATCCAATCAATTTAGAGGATCATTGGCCCAGAATAGCAGCAATCGACTTTGGTTGGGATCATCCTACAGCAGTAGTGTGGTGCGCTGTAGATAGAGATGAGGATGTATTCTATGTATATGACTGTTATAGGGAGTCTAAAGCCTCTCCAGCGGTACACTCACAGACTATATGCTCTAGACCTCACTTTATCCCCATTGCTTATCCCCATGACGGCAATAGACGAGATTCTATGGGTAATCCCGGTTTGGCTGAGCAGTATCGTAATCTAGGCTGTAACTTTCTGATGTCTCACTTCTCTAATCCACCAGCATTAGGGGAGAATAAAGGATCTAACTCTGTAGAGGAAGGTCTGATGGCTATGCTCCAGTCAATGGAGGCTGGTAAATTTAGGATATTTTCTACATTAACTGATTGGTTTGAAGAATTTAGAATGTATCATAGAAAGTCAGGAAAGGTTGTTCCATTTAGGGATGACCTGATGAGCGCAACAAGGTACGCTTTCCAATCTCAACGATTCGCAGTATCAGGAACTGACCCTGCGTGGACACAGGATATAACATACAAGAACTATGGCATCGTCTAAAACAACAGATACAGAGTTACTAGCTAGAATCCAAGGCGAGATTACAGACGCTTTAGGATATAGTGATACGATTTCCCTGCAAAGGGAAGAAGCTATGAAGTATTACTATGCTGAGAAGTTTGGTAATGAGGTTGAGGGTCGTAGCCAGTATGTTGATTCCTCAGTAATGGACACTATTGAGTGGATCAAACCCTCCCTTATGCGTGTGTTTGCATCGGGTGATGAGATGGTTAGCTTTAGTCCTGTTGGCCCAGAGGATGTAGAGTCGGCAAAACAGGCTACAGACTATGTGAACTATATCTTCACTAAAGACAACAATGGTTGGGAGATACTATACACATGGTTTACTGACGCTCTACTCCAGAAGAACGGTATAGTCAAATGCTGGTGGGATGAGTATGAAGATCACAATAGAGAAGAGTATAACAATCTAGATGAGCAGGAGTTCAACGCTCTATTGATGAGTCCGGGTGTAGAAATTATCGAGCATACCCCAGAAGAAGGGTATCACGATGTAGTCATTACTCGTAAAGCTTATGTTGGTAAGGTAAAGATTGAGAATGTAGTGCCTGATGAATTCTTAATCTCAAGAGAATCAAAGACGATAGAAGATGCTAGGTTTGTTTGCCATAGGGTTAAGAAGACTTTATCTGAACTTCGTGAGATGTACCCAGATGAAGAATTTGATCCAATGGAGTTAGCTGGTGGTAAGTACGACTTTGATGCATCCTTGTGGGGTAATGCTAATGCTCGATACTCTTTTGATAACTCTGCTAATGATGCATTTGGTGGAGGTGTTGATCTAGGGAATGAAGAAGCATTGCGTGAGTACTGGTTGCATGAAAGCTATTTACGCACAGACTTCGATGGAGATGGCATTGCAGAACTTAGGAAGGTTTGCTCAGTAGGCGATTACATTATTGAGAACGATCCTATTGATCGAATTCCTTTTGTCAGTATCACTCCGGTAAAGATTCCACATAAGTTCTTTGGTTTGTCTATTGCTGATCTAATCATGGATATCCAGCTAATCAAGAGTACGTTGATGCGTAACTTGATGGACAATATGTATAACCAGAACTTTGGTAGGTATGCAGTCCTTGAGGGCCAAGCTAATCTTGATGATTTGCTAACCCAGAGGCCCGGTGGTGTGGTGCGTGTGAAGTCTCCAAATGCAGTTATGCCTTTGGCTACACCTCAGTTGGAGCAGTCATCGTTTGCCATGCTTGAATACTTAGATAAGCTAAGAGAGTCTAGAAGCGGTGTAAACAAATACTCTCAGGGCTTGAATGAGAACGCTCTCACATCGCATACTACAGCTACAGCAGTTGCCGCAACAATGACGGCAGCCCAGTCAAGGGTGGAATTGATCGCTAGATGCTTTGCTGAGACAGGTGTTAAAGAACTAATGCGTAACATCTACGAGTTAGTTCTAAAGAACCAAGATCATCAACGAGTTATTATGCTGAGAAATCAATGGGTTCCAGTGCGTCCTGACATGTGGAGAGACAAGTACGATTGCACCGTGTCTGTTGGTATCGGTAGTGGTAACAAAGATCAGCAGCTTATGCACTTGACTACTATGTTGGGGTTTGCCGGTGATGCTATGCGTGGCGGATTAAAGATTGTTAACGAGAAGAATATGTATAACATGGGTGCAGCTCTTATAAAGAATATGGGCTTCCAGAATGTTGATGACTTCTTGACTGACCCCGATAGTGTAGAACCTCAACCCAATCCAGAGGAAGCTCTGGCACAACAGGAGATGCAACTCAAACAAAAAGAACTTGAAATAAAAGCCGCAGATATACAGATAAAACAACAGAAGCTTCAGCAAGTGGCTGCCTCGGATGCTGTGGATGCTCAGCTTAAAATGGCTGAACTTTCACTTGAAGCGTCACAGAAAAGACCTGTCGCTATAGGTTAATTATGGCATTCAAAAGCAAAAAGCAAAAAACATACATGGCTATTAATCATCCAAAGATACATAAGAAATGGTCAAAGAAGTATGGAAAGAAAATCAAACCCACAGGTAAATCTAGTAGGGCTTAATGACAACAATCGAAGAAGAACGTGCTAATAGACTTCTTAATGATCCAGTATTTAAAGAAACATTAGACACGTTAGAACAA